AAAAAAGAAGAATAAAAAAATTAAATTTAAAATTCATTGAGGGAGTATTAAGAAATTTTTAATCTCTCTTTTTTATATAAATTTGTAAAGATAATAAATATTATAAAGAAAAGCTTATAATTGATTAAAAATAGTTAGGATATATTTTTTATATACATATTAGAGATAATTAATTTGACAATAAATAATATAAAATTTTATTTTTACTTTCATTTAAAAAGAAAAATTATTTAAAAGTTTTGTCTTTGGTTCTAAAATGGTTCTATGTTACAATAAAAATAAAAAGGAGTGATGGTATAGTGGAAATAAAAAAAGAATATACTATAACAGATAGAAACGCTATCTTTGAAGAAATATATAAAGAAGCACAAAAAAATATAGATAAATTAAGATATTTTTATAATGAGAAAGCAAATGTACTTACTCATTTTTTAACAGTAAAATTAATGGAAAATTTAGGAAAAGATAAAGAAAATAAAGCAAGAAAAATTTTTAATACTATTGTGGATTTTGTATGTTCAGATAATTTTTTAAATTTAAAATCTCACCCAGTTTATAAAGAGAATTCAGGATATAAAGTTACATTAAAAATAAATACAACCAATGAAGAACTTTTAAAATTAGGTATAGATTTAGAAAACAATATTTTTGATATAATAAAAATAATAGAAAATCAAATAAACGAATAAAAGCCCAGCTAATAACTGGACTTTTTTATTATATCTCATTTCTTAAAGTTTGTAAAAATTCTATATATCCCTCAGTACCATATGAATAATCTCTATCATAGATACTATCCATTTTTTTGTTTTTATCTTCCATAACTCTATCTAAGAAATTATTAAAATCATCTACTTGGTCCTCTCTTATAAAATTACTTAAAAAAGTCTCTCTTTCTTCCTTAGTTTTTAACTCATTAAATTCATTCATAGCAAGTATAATTGTTTCAGGACTTTCTATTTCAGCATAAGACATAACAGCATGGAAAACAAGTTTATTATTCTTATCCATCTTAGTAAGTTGAGTTTGATAATCCATACCATACTCTTTTAACTCTTGTTCTCTTTCTTCTACTGTATCTGCAGTTGAAAGAATTTCATCAAGTTGCTCGTTTCTTGCTCCATATTCAGCTAGTTCCATAATACCACTAGCCAAAGCAATTTTAGCTTCTTGGGGTGTATCTTCTTTAAATTCTCCAAATCTTTCAGCTTGTTCAGGGTGTTTTTCAAAATATTCTTGATAATCTGTTTTTTCTTTTAGCACACTATCAAAAGCTTTTTTACCACTTTCATATAAAAGTCCTAGTCCAGCAAGTCCTAATTTTTCTATTGGCAATAAACCTTCATCTTGTTCAGCTTGAGCTTTTTCTTTATATTCATATTTCCATTTTTCTTTTAAATATTCGCTTGCTGTATCAAGTCTATTAGGTATATTCTTTTCAAATTTAATATTGTCTATACCTCTTGAAATTGCATTAGGAGATGTTATATATAAAGCTCCATAAACTATTTTTTGTATAGGAGATAAACTTGAAGACATATCCCTTTTTAACCCTTTAAAGTTTTGATTAAAGAAATTAGCAACAACATTTTCTCCACCCATAGTGATTTCAAGACCTGTATTATCTACTAAACCTGTTGTAATTACATCAAGGACAGTGTCAGAAATTTCTCCGTGCATTAAAGCATCTATCTTTGCTTCTATCATTTCATCTTTTATGGTACCTGTTATTTTACCAGTCAGCCAACCAACACCATAAACAAGTCCTGCTGTTTGTAATGCTGTTGTACTTGAATTAAAAATTCTTGAGCCTATTTTCCAACTTTTTAAACCTGTGAAACTTGTTTTATTAAGTGTTGGAGTATTATCGGCTAAAAATCTATATCTTGTAAAACCATCACTATCAATATATGTTGTTAGTCTATCAAATGTTCTTGTTAATAAATTCATATTATACATTCTAAACATACCGTTAAAATTAGCCCAAGTTCTGCTAACAAAACTATCTGCCTTTAATCCTACTGTATGTCCACTAAAAGCATTTAATTCTTTTCCATTTATATCAGCAAATTGTTCAAATAAACTTTTTACAGTAGATGTATTACTTCTATCTTTTACAATATCTAATAGCCCTGTAACACTGTTTGTACTTAGTATATCATCTTGAATAGTTTTCAGTTTTATATTATCATCTATGCCCATATCAAATAGAACCTGTTTCATAGTAGGTGTAACATTTTCTATTTTAAATTTTGTAAACTCATCATACATAGCATTAGCCGTAAAATATTCAGCCAAAGCTATTCTTTGTACATCAGAAGCTGTTTGACCTTTTGCTCCTAATTCACCAGCATTCTTTAAAAAATTAGATTTTGTATACCCTCTCATATCAACTTCAGTTTCCATAACTTTATCAATATAAGCCTCTATCTGTAATCTTTCAAGAGGGTTGGTTATTGTGTCTAAGTCAATATTTTTAAGGTTTTGATACTTCTTAGCAACATTTTTAGTGGCTCTTGTCATTTCTTTTGTACTTTGTAAAAACCCTACTCTTTCATTAAAGCCTAAATCAATAAGACCTGAGTTAATTCTTTCTTTATTAGTAGCTATTTCTTTAAGATAGTTTAAGTTTGACAAGAATTTATACATCATTAAATTTCTTGTGTTATACATAGTTCTTCCACTGACTGACATATCTGAAAATTTTCTTATAGATACATCAGCACCTAATTCAAATAGATGTTGAGTTTCATTTTCTATGGCATCTTTCAGAGTTCTATTATTTTGCACATACATATTTTTTCCAGTTGATGTATTATGATTGGCTTCTATTCTATCATAATTTCCATTCAATCTATCTCTTAATGTATTAAGTCCACTCTTTTCATCAATAACTTGCTTATAAATTCTGTTTAATGAATTTACTGGATCTACTTCTGCATTTATATCATCTAAAAAACCATCAAGCCAATTCACAGATTTTGTTTCATAATTTTCTATAAAAGTTTTAATTTCTGGAGTTAATGCTTTACCCTCTAATTCTAATTTTTTAGCATTAAAATATTTTTCCATTTCTGGTAAAGGTGCATTTTGAACTGCAACATCTTTCCAGTTTTTGCTTTCATATCCTACTAGCTTTCCATTTCTTCTTATATCAAGAGTTGTCCCATTTATATCATTTCTTAATTTTTTAATAATGTTTTGATTATCTAATACATATACTCCTGCTGTATCTCCAACCTTAAACTGTTTAGCTTGTGCCTCTGTTAAATATACTTTCTTTTCAGTATTCTTTAATATGCCATCAACCACAACCTTTTTGGCATTTAAGTCATTGGTATCTATTGCTAATTTTAAATTTGACATAGCTTGATTTTTATCATAAACAATATCAAAATTATATCCTTTTTGAGATAAATTAGATCCATATTTTAAGTTAGTATATTCATTTGCAAGGTTTCTAAACTCATCAGCATAAGGTAATAAATTTTCAGGGACATCAGCATAACCTCTTATCATTCCTTTAAATGTTTTACCATTTATGTTATTTTCAGTTATGATAAGTTCATTTAAATCTCCTATACGAGAAAAATTAGCACTGCCTCCATTTTCCATATGAATATAAGCAAGTCTACTTTTATATTCAGCTGTTAGTTGCTTAGAATTTAGTTTAATCTTATTTTTAATAGGTTTTAATGTCTTGCTTAAAGAATCTTTTGCATTTATATCATTAGCAATTTTCTTTTCAGGGACTTCTCCATTAAATATTCTTTCTTCAAATTTAGCATTACTTTCTTTGTTTTTAAATGTATTTTGTCTTGAAAGTTCTTCTTTATGGATTTTTTCTATTCTTTTTTCAGTTACATTAGTATAAAAATCATCTACTTCTTGAGAAAAGTTTTTGCCTCTTTCAATACCTACTGTTTCTCCATTCTCTAATCTTTCAGCAAGTTCTATAACTGCTTTTGGGCTAGTTGCTCCTGGCCCATATTTATTGACTTCATTTTGTATAACTTCTAATGGAGTATTAGGAACTTCATTAATTGTATTTGCAACAGTATTTTCAGATATGTCAACATCTGAATTTTGCAATTTATTTGTTTTTTTAGAAATATATGTACCAGCTACTTTTGTAACTCCGTGTATTGCTACACTTGTTGCTGCACCATAGGCATAATCTTTTAAATCTTCTTTTGTAAAATCTTTTATATCTTTTCTATCTATTTCTGTTTTTTCCCAAGTTGTATCAATAACACCTTGAAGAATATCCCAAGCTAAGTTGACTACAAAGCTATTAGGATTATACCAGTTTGCAGGAGAAGCGGCTCCCTCTAAAATATTTTGAAATATCATAATTCCCTTATCTATTTTAGAATTACTATTTAAAAATTTTGCTCTCTCTTCTCTATTTTTTTTAATAGTTTCAATAGCTGTTTTCCTTAGTTCAGAGCCTTTCCAACCGACTTTTTCTCTTTGTTTTTTATATTCTTCATAATTTTTATCATAATCATCTGTATATTTTCCATTTACAAGTTCTGGATTAGGTGCTGCAAAAAAATCTGCTATTTGAGTAACACCTTTAATTAAACCAGTTCTTATAGGATTAGAAATATTTCTTTCTATTCTTTGTACAAGTGGAGTGTCTGCAACAGAAAAACCTTTTTCCATATTTTTTTTTCTTTGCTCTTGGAATTTCTTTTCTTGTTCTTCGCTCACAATTCCAGTCATTCCTTTTTTACCATTGAATGCATCTTTTAAAATACCCATAATTTCTCCTTATCTTAAATATCCACCCATTTTATTTTTCTTTGTGTTTACAGTATTTGATTTTGTGTTTTGTGTAGGTTTACCACCTTTCAAAACTTTACTTGCATTTATTAACCTTTTTCCCTCATCTGTGCTAAGTTTTTTTAAATAATTTTGTACAGTATCTTTTTTCTTCATATCTTCTGCTGTAAGTCCATCACTTTTCATAACACTTGCTAAATAATTTTTTAGTTGAGCATCTGCATATACTGGGTCAGATGAAAATTCTTTTTTCAAATCTTCCCATTCACTATATCCATCATCATTCCATATCAATCCTTGTTTAGGCTTATTTATATTTGCACCAATATTGTTATTACCTTTACTAATTTTTGAAATATTATTAGCTTGGTATAATTCAGGATATTCTTTCCCATAAGCATAAGGAATAGGGTTTTCAGTGCCAGCATATTGCTTTATAAAGGCATTTACCTTTAACTCTTTATCTGGACTATTATCATTTGCTAAAAGTTTTTCAGCATAATCTCTAACTAAATTTTTAGCTTCAACTTCTGTCATTCTTCCATTTTCTATCTGTGCATTAATATTTCTTTTTAAGTTTTCTATTTTATCTTTATCAAATATTTCTACTTTATCAAAATTATCTAAATCTCCAGCAGAAGCCCAATCGAAATTAACCAGGCCATTTGCTATGTCATTGTCGGTCATATCTCTTCCGTATCTTTTTTTGAATGCCTTTCTTACATCAGTATATTTTTCACTTCTTAGAGCTTGATCCATTTTTAGATTTCTTAGATATAGTCTTTGCATTTGTTTTTCTGCTCTAATTCTTTCTCTTTGGATTCTCTTTTGTTCTTTTTGATACTCATCTATTTGTGATTTAATACCTTTCAATACCGATTTAGTTTCTCCCTCAAATTGAACTTTTAAATATTCTTTTGCAGTTTTTTCATCATTACCTTTGTAATGTTCCATAGTAGTATCAACTAAATCATTTACAATTTTTTCATTGTCCATATAGGCTATAACTTCGTCTATTTCTCTTTTCTTTTTATCAAGTGACATAGAACTATTTTGAATTTCCATTATTCTATTATTAATTCTTGCTACTTCTGTTCCACCAATATTTTTACCTAACATAACAATTTTTTCTTCTTCTGACATTCCAGTAAGTTTAGCAATTTGCTCTATTGTATCTCTCATATATGTATAATTCTCTTTTGCTTTTTCATCATCATTAAGTCCATACTTGGCACCTATTGCTCTTCTTTGTTCTAATGTGGCAAGTGCAATATCATTTTGTTCTTTGATATAATATTGGTTTCTTTTAACTCCTTCTTTTACTCCCCAGTCTTTATAATTGATATCGACATTATCTGAAAATGCTCTTTTTTCAGCAGAGTCAAGATACTTGCTATTAACTATTAATGATTTTTTAGATTTTATTACTTCATTATAGTCTTTCAGATATTCCTCAAATCTATCTCCATATTTATCTTGGACTGTCGCCCATTTTTCTTCAAACTCTAAATCTTTATTTTTCATAGCTATATCAAGTAAGTTCTTTTCGTTATTCAGTTTAAGTTGTTCACTTTCCTTAGCAATCTTTCCTATTGCTTCTATAAACATATTTTCGTGAACTGGTATCTTAGATGGACTTTTAACAGATATCCCTTCAACATTTGTAGGATTTAATAAATATCTACTTTGGGTATCAACTTGTATAGGAGATACATTTGCTCCTGTTCTTTCTTTCGTTACTTCTTTTTCTATAAATTCATTAGCCATTTATTACCTCCAAAATTTCCAAAACCTTTTAAACCTGAAAAGGTATTATGTTTGAATTTACTTTCAACATCATCAGTGTTATAAATACCTTTAACTTCTCTTATCTCCCCACTCGGTATAGTTGATAAATTCTTTTTTAAATTTTCTAAATAAAGACTTTTTCCGGCATCTAAAAATGATTGTGTTATTCCATCAATTCCAGCAAGCTTAGCTCCAAAACCTTGTTCCATTAATTGATTTCCTGCTATGTTTCCATTATCAATAGTTTGATTTAATTGTGCTAAATCTCTTTTTAATTGTATTTCTGCTTGTGAATATGCAACTAAATAATTTTGATTTATTCCCTCTTGTGTCTTAGCATAACTTAATCCACTTTGATAATAATAATTATTTGTTTGATTTTGTAATTCACCCATTTCATTCATTTGATTTTGTGCAATGATGTTTGCCTTATCCTTAGCTTCTGAATTAAGTTTATTGATACTGTCAGACTTTATAGAGCTGTCCTCTACATTTTTAATATCATTAAAAGCTAATTTGCTTCTAACATTCATTACCTCTTGTTCTAAATTTTCTCTCGCTGATACATATCCAGCAAGTAAACCTCTTAAATTTCCCTCCAAGGCTCTACCAATTTCTTTTTTGTTATATTCATATTGCATTTTATCTTGTTCATCTTGGTAACCTTTTATTTTCTTGGCAGCAGTCTTATTATATTCAATGCTGCCTTTTAATTTATCTTCTTGGTCTTTCAATCCATCATAAATAGATTTTATTTCATTCCCAGCTTTTGTAATTTTCTTACCTTGCTTATATATTCCATAACCTTGTGCAATTCCTAATGCAAGATTACTTAATACTGATCCTATCATCTTAACTCACCTCTAATCGCTCACAATATCAATTTTTGTATCTATACCTAGAATTTCAAATATCTTATTGTTTTCTTTTGTAGTAATTTCTATATTAAAACCATTTAATATTGGGAAAGAAGTTTCTATTTTAAAAACATTAAATAAATCATTCTCAATATCATTTTTTGTTACTACCTTATTGTTTATTTTTATTCCTTTTATAGCTTCTCTATTCTCATTTAAGACTTTTATAAAAACTCTTAAAACTCTTGAAGAATAATCATTACTATAACTTCCACCTTTTTCAGTCTTCATATATGGTGGATTTATTCTTAAAATTGCCTTAGCAACATTATTTTCTGTTTCATTAAGTTTTACAGCTGTATTATCAATAAAACCTAGTGTGTTCTTGTTAATAAATATAAAATCATTAATAGGTTTATCTAGTTTTAAAGAAAATCTTCTAAAAACCTTATATTCTAATTGTTCATATAGATATAAGGTATCTGTCTTATCTTCTTTAAAAACTACCAAATAATTTTTATTGTTATATTTCAATTTGTCTATTCCTGTAAACTTTGGCACAAGTTCATATTTTTCTAAATTAGATATTGAATAGTTTTCAACACCTTGTGAATTTGGTACTTGTTCAACAGTTCTAATTTCATTAGTATCTGTTAAATAATAAAAAGTACCATTTAATAAAACCCCGCCTTTCTTATAGCTGTATTTTAATTTTTGATTACAAGCTATTTCACTTGCAATAAAAACATTATATGTTCCATTTGTTAAAATGTTATTAGTTGATATAACATAAACTCCCTGAGAAGTTGCAACATACATCTTATCCCCTACATAAATATCATATATTTCAGGATAAATATTATTAATTGGAGTAGGTTTAAAAAAGAAAGCACTATTAATTTTAGTGTCATTTCTAAAATTAAAATAATCTGATTTTTTAGAAAAATATATATAACCACCATTGCCAACAATAACCATTCTATCTTGATATATTCCTACTGTTTTCATATTTGAAGTTATATAAGCGGGTATACCATAACTTAATTCCCCTTTTACATTGCCTATTCTTTCAGCTTTAAAATAATCACTGCCATATGTGCTATCATAACCATTATCACTACTGTTATCTAAATCAGACCATCCATTTCCAATTATATGAGTTTTTTTAAGTTCATAAGTAACAATTTCTTTACTTTGGGAAAGTATTTCCTCAACTTTTGGAGTATAATTTCTGAATACGGCAAATGTATTCCCATTCACCAAAAAACTTGGCTCAATGTCACTAGCACTAACACCAGCTTTATAAACTTTATACAGTCTTTTCACAATTACATTTGCTCCACTAATATATAATCCGTGACTTGTACCTTCAACTAATGGATTTTCAACTGTTCCTAAAAGTCCAACTCTAAAATTAGTACCTACTTTATATATCTTATAAATATCAAGTTTTACAATTTCTCTATCTTTAATAGGACATTTTATTAAACTTAGGTAATTAGATTTACCCATCTTTCCGTTATCTTTATTAAATTCAAATACTTCAGTAGTATCTCCTATTACAAATAATCTTTCATCACACATTTTAACTATTCTTATGTTTTTAACTGTTATAGGGTGTGAATATAAAAGGTTTCCTAAGATATTATTGACTTTACTGTAAGTCACAACTTTATTATCTTTTGTTACTCCTACATAAAAATTATATTTTGTATCTATTAACTGTATTAGATTATGTTGAAAGTTAGTAGCTTCCAACTTCTTTGCTATCTTTAAATTTCCCATTTCATTTATAATAAGATTCTCAATTTTTTGTGCAGATTGTTGATATATTTCGCTTTCTCTTATACCTGATAATCTTTCGCCTACTTCTCCATATACAAACATATTACTCTTAAATACTTTTTCCATTATTCTTCCTCCCAAAATTGAAAACCTTGCTGAGCAATAATATTATTTTTTAATTTCGTTACTTCTGCTTCTAAAATTTCTAATCTACTATTATAAGTATTAACTGCTAATGCCATTTTTCTTCCTGTCATAGCAACTATTAAATTAAATAAATTATCTGGTATCTCTGTAAAATCTATTCTTCTACAATACTGTATTTTTATTTCATTTTCCGGTGAGTATATAAACTCATTTTCTAATCTATAACTTTTATTACATCTAAGTACATTTAAACAGTCAACAGGTAAATTAAACTTATTTTCTCCATCAACTTGTCCTACTGATGTCAATTTAATAGTGATAGCATTGAATAGAAAAGCACTAGATGTTGCTATATTATTTATCACACTGTCTAACATCTTTCCACAAATTTTATACATATCACTTTTATTATCATTGTATATACTGTTTTCTCCTAACATTAATAATGTTTCTGATATTATTTCGCCTCTATCCATTGCTACACTCCTTTTTGGGTAGGTCTAGCCTACCCATTATTTTATATATTTCTTAATTTCCTCAACATCTTTTTTTAATTCTGATTGTTCTTTTTGAATTGCTTCTAATAAATCGGTCATTCTCTGCATAGTATTTTTATACATTTCAAATGTACTTTTATCTTTCCAAAGAAAATATAATAAAATAGCTCCAACTATGCCATATTCTAATAAAGTTTTTTCCATAGCATCACCTACAACCTCAGTATCTTTCCCCAATGATTATAATATTTTCTAGCTTCCTTAGTCTTATCAATTATCGCTTGGTCTTTGTAACCCTCATTTTCTAATTTAGCTTTCCAAGATGTTTCGCCAAAATACTTAACTGCAATATAAAATCTTCTTCTGGTCCTGTTATCTATCCCAGTTTCTTTCATAATAAAGTTAAATATTTTATCTGCTAAGGTACGATTAATTCCTGTATTGTTGTAAACACTATATAAATAATCGTGGACCACTGCTGCATTAATATATTTGCCATAAGGATTATATAGCCATTGCAAAGATTTAGGAACAGAGGCTCCATCAGTGATGAAACCTCTAAATACCTTAATATCATAGCCATTGATAGAGTAAACATAATCATCTAACAGTATAGCTTTTCCATTAGATAAAGGTTTGAGTATAAGTTTACTCTTTTCCATTTTTACCTTCTTTTAATTTCTTAAATAAAGGTTGCAATTCTGCTACTACTGCTTCTATTGTATTTTCATTTATAAATATTCTTACATGTGCAGGCAACTTAGAAACAAACTCTTGAACTGCTTTCTTTTTAAGTTCTCCAAGACCTTTACCTTGTATAGCTAATTCTTGTTTCATTACTTCATTTCTTACCTCAGTTGTTGCTTCTTCTTTTCCTTTATATCTCCAAGATAATACAAAATAAGTAATCACTGAAAATACATACCCTAAAACTTGCCATAATAATTGTTTATCCATACTTTTAACCTCCTATTCTAAATCAAACTTTTTATTTTCCCATTTTTTATAAGCATCCAAATATAATTCTTTCTTATCCCCATTATAAGTTAATTCATAGTACATTCCATCTGATACTGTTGTAGATAGTAATGCTTTTGCATTTTGTAGAGTTTTGCAATACCAAACAACAAATACATCATCTTTTGTTATTTTTGTATTATCTGTTTTCTCTACTCTCTCATTAAAATACTCAATCACTTTTTCCTTACAAAATTCTTGAAATTTGTTAAATTCCATACTTTTTACCTCCTAAAATTTTTATAATAACTGTCGGGCCCGACGATTTTACCTTGTGTTGTCTTTTATAAAATTAACGAATAAATCTACTACATCACTTTCAATAGAGAATTTTAAACTCTCATCTTGATTAGTCCCAAAAAATGGCTCGACTAAAATATAAGTATCCTTAGATTTGCAAATACCATAACCACCTCTAATATTGCTATCTTGAATTAATGTTATTCCTTTGGTATTTTCTTTCTTTTCTACTTCTGTTTCTTTTCCGCTAATAATCTTTTTTTCTTTCAAAACATTTACTTTATTTCTTATTTTGCTACCAAAAATATTTTGTAATCTAGCCATAAAATCTGTTGCAAGTTCCTTAGCTTTTTCATTCTTCCAATAAACTAGACATTCGCATCCGTTGGCATCCCTATTAAGAGAGCCATTAAAATGAAGTTCTAAACAGAATTTATAATCATTTTTATTTAATTCTTTCAAAACTTCATTCATCTCAGGAATAAAAGCTTTATTAGGCTTTCTTTCATAAACATCTACAATTTCTGGAATTACTCCTTTTATTTTATCTGCTATTCTTTTCCAGTATTTAAACTCACTCAATAAAATAGGTGAGTATGCTCCACGGCTTCTATCATTATGTCCGATGATTAAAGCTACTTTATTCATTTTTGCCTCCTCAATTATAAAAATATGCTTTTTTATATTTAAAATTATTTTTTATTACTTCTTAAATATAAAAGCTTAAAAAAATATATTTAAATTATTTTTTATAAAAAATGACCTTGTTATATCAATTTTAAAGAGTTTTATTAAAGGTAGCTATATAAAACCTATCTTTAATAATAGAAACTCTTAAAATTAGCCTTTTGCTAGTGCATTGTGTATTTCTTTTCTTTTAGCTTCAAATTCTTCCTTTGTTAGTTCTTTTGGGTTGACTTTTGTTTTAAAATAGTTTTCTGTATCATAAACCGATTGAGTAAATGTTTTTCCATAACTAGCTAAAATTAAAGATTGCTCTAAATCTAACTTTAAACCAAAATTATCATAAAAATACCAAGTGATTGGTTTTTCTTTCCCATAAACAGTTTTTTCTGCTAACATAAAAGTTACATTTGAAGCTAATAAGGTTATATCCTTATCTCTACACTTTTGTCTGTGTTCTTTTCCATCAACCTTATAATCAAACCCATATTCAAGTATTTTTGATTTTATATTATCTATGGTATTTATATAATCTTGATATTGTTTTTCGGCGTCTAACAGCCACAGATGTTTTTCTTTATCCCAATTTAAGTATTTTGAATTGTCTTGTGGTTTAGGTACTTTTATTATTTTTTTATTTTGAATAAACTCCCCTTCATCAAGTACAACTTCAATATTATTGAAAACTTTTTCATCTCTTGTCATTTCTCTTAACATTCCTTTTTCAAGGATTGGATACTCAAATTTTTTATCATATATCTGCATATCATCTTGAAAATCTGGATACCATTCTTTTTTAAACTCATTAATGTCATAATTTAAGGTGTCAATTAACTTCTCTTTTTTATAAATATAAATCATATTTTACCTCCTTAATAATTTTAAAAAGTTTATAAATTGGAAAATCTATACAAAGTTACAAAAACGGATTTGAATATAGCAAATGTTACGTTTGCATATGTGATAAAACAAGGAAATATATGTTTTCTTTTTATAGATAGCAAACAAGCATTTTATGGGAAAAAGCAAGACAACACTTTATTTACATTGCCTCAGAATTTAATTCCTAGTGAAGATATTGCTTTCAGTTTCAACAGTATATCTAACCATAGTTCAGCAGCTGCTAAAATATATAAAAATGGGCAATGTAAACTTCTTAGCTCACAAACTTTAAATGATGCTTTTTATATAAGTGTAAGTTATACTTGTGATAATTTTAATTAATATCCAATAGCAGTGCAGAAAAATTGACCTGTTCCAATAACATTATTTGCTTTAAACCCATTTATATCAAATGCTTCTAAAGCGGGTTCTGTATTCCTTATTCCATCATTTTCTGAAAGAATACACACTATGCATTTATTAGGAAAAGCAGAATAAAAGTTATATCTATTAAGCCCTGTCTTTGAGGGATAAGCATAAACTTTTATTATAAGCCCGCCTAAATTAGTTTCAAAATCCCCGCTGTTGCTCTTATTAAAAGTGATTAGATTTTCTAATTTATTCACAATTGAATCTATTGACATATCTTTAAAAAACTCTGCAGAATTAATAGTAGTAGAAGTTGTTTTTATACATTTATGTAATCTACTTGTGTTTCTATCTAAATAAAATTGGCCATTTCTTTTTTCTCCTATATCTTGAATAAAACTAGGATTAAGTTGACCACCTGCAATGCTATTAAATTTATTGTTTATTTCAGGCATTCTACTATCCAATTCTCTTTTTGAACTATCTTTTACTTCTCTTATTTCTCTTATGAAATTATTTTTTTCTACAGTTATATTGTCTGTAATTTCTGTTATTTTTTTAGATTTAAAAGTTTCTATCTCTGTTTTTAATGTTTCTAATTTTTCTTGAAACTGTTCTTTTGCTTTTATATCTACTGTTTCAGATATCTTTTCAATAATTTCTTTAAACTTTTTATTAAAATCATCAATAGGTAAAGTGTCTATTATTCCATCTGCATTCATATACCAAACCGATAATGGCTCTAGTGGAGTTAGTATTTGCGTTTGATATTTACTATCAGTTTTCACTCCTACGCTGTTTAAATATCCAATTATGTTATTTATATCATCTACTATTTTATTTGTTTGAACTACAACCATTTTTAGCTCTGGATATTTTTCTAAATATTTATATGACTGCACATCAAAAACTGATATAATCTGAAATTCAATAGCCTTATTGTTTATTACATCATCAACTTCTAATATACTTTCGTTATCATTAAAAATTGTTTTATAATTTCCTTTTGGAATAGGTATAAATGCTCCTGCTTTCTCTCTATATAAAAAAACAGTGTTTTTTAAATCAATCCCATTTATTTCATATCTTCCATTCCCTTTTTCAAATTCTCTTATAATTTTATGTAATTTACCTGTTTTAAAATCCATATTTCCTCCATAAAAATAGAGTAGGGTTTTATCCCTACCCTTAAAGGTTATGCTGTTGCTTTAAATGTAAATTTTGTTATAAATTTAGGTTCTATACAGATAGCTCCTACATATTTTCTATTTTGTAAATGCCATCTAGCACCATCTGTTTCGTGATATTCAGCAACTCCTTTTTCTGTTCCTTTCCAAGTAGCAAATCCACAAGTGTTAGATGGTACTATATAAATAGTTCCTGATGGTACCATATTGTCATTTTTAGTAACTAAGAATTCTGCTCCTTTTATACGAGTTGGTCTTTCATTATCTCCCCATTCAATGCTTTCTTTAAAATCTGCATTTAAGAAATAGTTTGATTGAACTAATATTTCCCAGTCTTTTAAGTTTATTAAAACTGATACTCCTTTTTGTCCATCTGGTGTCATTGCTGCACTTGCATGAGCAACTGCTATCTTTCCAACTAAGGCTCTGATAACTTTTTCATCATCTATACCTTTTGCTGTTCCAGAAGCAAAATCTTGTTTTGTCAAATCACTGTCTTTATCTTTTATAGATTTTAAAACTTTTTCATCAGCTTTATGCTCTACTGCTATTGACATAGTTTGTTGTAAAGTTCCTTTTGCATCTAAGCTAGTTCTTTTGAAGTCAATGTCATCTATTTTATGTTGAGATGATATATAAGCTCCGAAAACTTTGTAAGGCTTTAAAGGTCCAGCATCTCCACCGTTGTTTCCAGTATCTCCTTTGTAACCTTTGCTGTCATCATTGTACATAGATGGTAATCCATCTTTTGCTGTTGATTCCTCTGCTCTGTAAAATGTAAAACTTTCCCCAGATGTTGCATCACCTTTTTCACAGAACTTAACAAGTCCCATAGGTTTTTGCACTGACATTGCTAATTTTGCTTGTGTTGCATATTTTTCTTGTAATACTTGTTCTAATGGTTTTGCCATTGTTTACCTCCTTAAATTTCTCCTACTATTTGATTAAAATAATTTAATTCTTCTTGATTTTTTATTTTTCCACGAATTTCCTTTACCTTAGCTTTTACTGCTTCTTCATTTACTGATGAAGTTGATAAAAATTCATTGAACAATTCCACTCCTCTTTCACCACTAATAAGCGAATTTACTCTGCTTTCTCTTTCTGTTTTTGCTCCTACATTTGCTCCTGGTGTCATATTTTTAACAAGTGCATTTACTACCTTAAAAGCAATAGGGTTTGTCATTATTTCTTCATAATATTTGCCCAAATTACTTTTATCTAATGCTTGTTTTAACTGTGTACCAGTATGTCTATAACTCTGTTTTTCCTCCATTGTTAAAGAATTATTTAACTCTTTCATAATGCTATCCATATCTTTTGGAGCGTCTGCTAAGTTTTCTTCCATTAAAAACTCAATCTGTGCTTGTGTGAATCCTTGTTCTTGATATTTCTTAGCATACTCTTCTAAGTAAGGTAGTGAACTTTCATCTATTCTTCCTTTAAACTTAGAAAAGTCATAACCAGCAATGTTATATTCTTCTGCAAACTGAATATCATCTACTGAAAAAGGTTTCTTTTCTTCCACTTTTTCCCCAGTACCATCATCATTTGTGCTGTCATCTGGTGGTAAATTTGGGTTTAAGTCATCTGTGTTTGTTCCCTCTCCATTACCTCCTGGTGTGTTCTCTAATACTTCATCTTCCATTATTTAACCTCTCTTTCTTCATTAAATTTTAAATCTGTCATTAATTTCATAACTGTGTTTCTCCGTTCAGGGTATGCCCCTGACATCATATAAGCACTTTCCCTTTGTCTTTCATCTTCAAGTAAGCATTCTTCCAGTAATTTATATAAATCATTATTACCAGAAAATTTGTTTAAAAGTACTTGATATTCTGTTCTGTGTTCTATTTTATGTTCCATTAAATACCCCCATACCTTCTTTTATTTCATCTCCTATACCTACATCTTGCCTTTTACCAATACCATCTTGTATCATAGCCATTTGTTGCATTTGTTCTAACTCATGTTGTTGTGCTATCAGCTGTTTAATTTCTTCTTTGCTATTTAACACATCAAGTGGTACTCTCATTTTCTTACTTGCCCAGTCTATCAATTCATCTATTTTAAAAATAAACTGCCTTTGTGCTTCTGGAACCACTTGCGATAAAGTCATATAAAAATTAATTGTATTTATAACCTCATCACTTCCAGCATTACGAGTAAGCTCATTGATATATTGAATTTGAGAAATGTTTATATAGCTTTCATTTTCTGTTGTATTAAGCAAACCTTTACTATCCATTATGTAATAAGCATTCATAAAAGTAGGCTCTAATAGTTCTGTGTTTATAAGTTCATAAGTCCCTGAGAACTCTTTTCTAAACATTTCGTGCCTTAAACTCATCTCAGTAGCAGATCTATTTTTAGTATCTGTTACATCTCCAAGAGGTTGAGCCATAAACACTTCTTTTATTTCTTGCTTTACTTGTTCTATGTCCTTTTCAACTGGCAATAGATTAGTACCTACATTTATTGGGTCAACTCCGTACTTATCTCCACCAATTCCACTTCCAGCATAATTTTTTGCTCCAGCTTTTAAACTGACTTTGTTTATAAGGTCCATACTTCCATAGAAATTTAATGGTGGGCTAACGATTTTTTCGGCGTGTTTCTTTCTTTTTTCTTTTAAATCTTTTAGTTCTTTAAATAAATCTAAATTTTCTAAACCTATTCCAATTCCCCAAGGGTTAGAGCTATTTATTTTCCATCTAAACACTGTATAAGGGTTATAGTTTAGCTCTCCCTCAAATAATATTTCTTCAAAAGCTTCTGTAAAAAGCCCATGATAATATTTGTATGTGCTTGTTTCTTCGTCAAAAACCCCAATAACACACTCTATAATATTTATCTTTTCATCAAGCTTTTCTTCATTTAAGCCCTTTGGTGTCGTAATAGGTAAATGCCCAAACAAGTCATTTATATCATTTAAGTTTTTCTCTACATAAATTTTAAAAATGATATTAGGCTTTCCCAAGTTATCCTCTAAAATATAGATGTTGTCTAAGTTCTGATAAGCATAAGTAAAACATTTGGTATTATCTTTTAACTCTATAATCTTTCTTATACCTGTTCCAACTTTTATGCAGTCTAGTAAAGACTTTGATGTTTCTGTATAGTAGTTAGTATTATCATTAGTGAAATAAACTGTATCTGAATTATTCTCTAATACCTTATTTATTTCGTTGCTTTGTGCTTCTGCTATTTCTCCATCTGTGTTAGTTAATTGTTTTAATGCTTCTTGATTTACTTTCACCGTTGCCCATCTTCCAGATTTCGAGAAAATAGACAACATTATGAAATTACATAAGAAATTTTGACTTTTTAGTATTATACTTTCAACGCCTCTTTTACTTTGTTTTTCTACTGTTCCACTATCTTTAATGCTGAAATTCACATCTGTATATTCGTATACTTCGTTGTATACTCCTCTTATATCTTCTTTATACTTCTTAGCATTATCAAAATAGTATTCCAGTTTTTCTCTTGTTATTCCCAGTATCATAAAACCACCTTATAGCTTCCTTTTGAATGCTTTTTTTAGTTTATCTATGTCATCGTCTTTGCTATCTGTTATATCTGCATTAACTGCATTAGAATAATCTACATTTGTTGTCTGCTTGTTAGCAGATTGATTCAGTAAAGCATTTGTGATGCTTGCACTATCTTGCACAACTTGCTTTTTAAAATCTTCCTCAGCTGCTGCTCTTTCTTCTGCTTCTCTTAATAATTTAGCTTGTTCATCTCTTGCTCTTTGTGCTTCTGCTGCTGCTCTATCAGATTCTTCTTTTCTTCTTTTTGTTTCTTCTGTTATTTGCTGTCTGTATAAATCTGCTTCTTTTCTTTGCTCTTCTATTAATCTTTTTTGATTTCTTTCGGCATCTGACTTACCAATAAGACCACCAGTTAAATTCCCCGTTATTCTTCCTAACCCTTTAAAAAATTTACCAAATCCCATTTATAGCCTCCTAATCTTCATAACTTCCCCAATCTAAGTCTTTTATATTTTTTTCATATACTTCTAAAAACATTCGCATACAATAATATTCAACTGCGTCACAAGTGTTGCTTGCTGCAAGCCCTCTGCCGTGGACGGGTACTCTTAGATTTTCCCCAGTAGAGTTATCTATTCTCCATTCGTATGCTTTCATTAATCTAACCATATCCCTAACATTTGCACAGTCTAAAAACTTAATTTTATGCTGTTCTATACTGTGTCTTGTAATCTCAATTGTCTTATTAACTTCGTATGCTCTTAGCACTCTTACATTATGAAAATGCTTGTTATATGCTTCTCTTCTGCTTGTTAAGTGGTCAATAGCATCTTGTCTGTTTCTAGCGTCGTGAGGTAGTATAATCTCTACATCTTTTATATTATGTTCTTTCATAAAAGTTTTTATGTACTCAATATAATGTATTGTTGCTTTATCTGTCGCAGCGTAATGATGTATTATAGTATTATCTATTGTGAATACTAATGCTGTACTATCATTAATTCCTAAGTCCTCACTAACATATAGCTTTTTGTTAGATAAATTTAAATCTTTTAACCACTCTGCTTTTAATAGACTTGCTGCATAAATAGCATTCTCATTTGCCACATCTGTATCACATAGATAGTCTTGTCTGAACTTACTTTCACTCATCAACTGCTTAGCTTTTTCTAGCTTTTCATCACTCCATACTGGGTTGCCTTTTTCATCAACTGCCTCTTTATCTAATGCACTTAGAATGCTCTTAAACCATAATTTTATATTTTTTACATCTTCTAGCAATTCATTAAAGTAGCTCAAAAATCTTGGAGTGCTTACAAGTATTATTTTCCCATTAACATTCATCACTGATGGGATTAAATATAGCAATATATCCCTATTCTTTATAGTTGCCATTTCAGATATAACCAATATATCTAAGTTTCCACCAATTTTTGTATCTGCATTTTGAGCGTCTACAAAATAAATAATAGATCCATTTTTAAACCTTAAAGAATTATCGGAGTGATACAATTTTCCAGACTTTTCGGGTAGTAATAGACATTCTTTGTCAATAACTTCCTCAATTATCCTTTTTCTTTCATTCGTGAAGCCGTCTAGTATCATCATTTTACCTTGCTTCATTGTAGGAAACATATAGTAAACAACTGTATTAGCTTTATTTAAACATTCTTCACAAGCTAAACTAAAAGCAAGTAAGTCTTTGCCTAGCCGTCTAGCCCAGCAAATAATGAAAAAATTATATAATCCAGACTTGAATGTATCTATAATTTTCTTCTGATAATCTCTAGCTTTAAACACAAAATACTTTAATCTTTCTTTTTTTCTTCTATCTAGTTCATTCTTAAAGAAGTTATATATTTTATTCATTTTTATCAGCTTCTTTTGATTTTTCTATTATCTGTAAAATCTTTTCTATATCATCATCTGTTAAGTTTGCAAGTTCTTCAGATATAATATTTAATCTATTATCTTTATACTTAGCTTTTTCTAGCTCAAATCTCTCTAATCTTTCTAATCTATTAAGCTCTAGTATTTCTTGTTCTGTTAATTCGTTCTGTTTTAATGTATCTTGCAACTCTTTAGATATTCCGTTTTCTCTTAGCTTCTTCCAAATTTCTTCTTTTGCTTCTACATTAATATAAAATCTATCTTTTTTATTTTGCTCTATCTCTTTACTGTATTTCTCTCTTAAAGATTTTAAATAGTCTAGCTGTTTAACTTGTAACTTCTCTTTACTGCTTAATCTCCCAGCAACTGACTTAGATAGTCCTAATTTGTCCCCTACTTCTCTTATTGTTTCTCCCGACTCTATTAATGCTCTTGCTTTTTCCTTTTTCTTTCTTCTGTTGTCGCTTGTCGTTGTCGCATTCTTGTCGTTGTTATTGTCGTTTGTCGTATCATTAAAATCTTTTCTATATCTCTCTACTGTTCTTACACTTATATTTAATGCTGCTGCTATCTCTTTGTTATCTTTCTTTTCTATTATTAACTTATAAACTTCTTGTCTTGTACTCACATCTTCCAGCACCTCCAAGCTGAGAAAATAAAAAAATGGGATACATAAAAAGTTAATTTATATTTCTATAAACTTTCTTCTTATATATCCCATCTACTTTAATTAAATTTTGATTGTAAGATATTTAATATTCTATTTTTTTTAAAAAATTTTTATACTTTTTCTATTGATATTATTGGACTTTTTGAGTTCTACAAAAATATTTTAAAAAAAGTATTGACATAGGTTTAAAACTATGTTATTATAAAAGTACCTCAAAGGAAGGAGGTGATAAAATGAAAATCCAATTTATAATTGTAATTGGTTCTTGGTCGTTCTCGATTACAATTACTAAAAAAGATAAGTAATTTATCCCCCTCTCCCAGAGGGGTAAAACTAAGAGTGATAAACTCTAAGCCTCGACACTTAGATTATATCACTTCTTAATAAAAAAATCAAGTAAAATCAAGGAGTGATGAAGATGTTAAAAGAATTAATGAACCACAATGAACTAGGAGTAAAATTTTATAGAGATGAAAATGGAGTAATCTTTGTAGAAGATGAAAAAATAGGAGTTACTTTAAAATTATCTGTTTATGAAAATATATTTATGTTTCATAGACAAGTAAATGATGTTGAAGCTATTAAAAGACATATGGAAATAGCTAAACATTATGAGGAAGTAATGGCTGGGACTTGGAAACCAGAAACAGAAAGAAAATTTACTAGAATAAGATAGAGGGGGGTAACAAAAGCCCCTCACAAATATAAGGAGGCTAAATGGAAGAAAAGAAAAGAAAAGGTTATAAAACAATGGAACAACAAAAAGAAGCTGATAAAAGATACCTTGAAAAACATCCAGAAGCTAAGGAAAAGAAAAAAATATCTGCTATGAAAAGCAATGCAAAAAGATTTATAAAAGAATTTGCTAAAATAGAAGATTTAGAAGAGCTTGAAAATTTAATAAAAAATAAAAAGATGAGTATTTAAGGCTCATCTTTTTTTATATCTTCAGTTTCTTCAAGAATCTTTTTTATCTCCTCATTCTCATATCTATTATTTTTAGAGAAGATCACAATTCTATTATCTTTAACTTTTATCCTGTATTCTCCATCTCCCAGCTCGTGTATAAGCTTTGGGATATGTCTAATTCTTACTAATGCCATCTATTATAATTCCTCCACTTCTATTATAAAATAGTTCTTCCCAGCTCCTATATGCTTTGTTGCCTCTATCTTGTGTATCTGTTTATCATCTACATATAGAAAGCCTTTGAAACTGTCTAATATAGCTTTAAAATAATTGTCTAAATCTCTTGTTCTTTTATCTGCAAAATATAAATCTAATTTAACTTTTACAGATTTTTCATAAGTTTTATACTTGTAAAGTTTTATATAGTTTTGAACATTATCCCTGAATTCTCTCCCAGCTTTTGATAAGTATTGTCCTCCATTCTTTGCTATTCGCCAGTGTGTATTCATTGAATCTGGCTTGTATGGTATTGTATAGCATTGTTTCATCTCATCACTTCCATAAAAGCATTGCTATTGAAAGGGCTTCTATAATAGTAATTGCAAGTAAACCAAAAATTATTTTTTTACATTCTTTTACTTCCTTTTTTGTTTCAAAATGCCTATTTCTTTCATCAGATAAATCGTTAACTACTTCATTTGCTAGTTTAAAATAAAAATTTCTATCTTTATTTTTAACAATTAAATTATCATTATCCTTTTTTAAAAATTCAATTTCTTCTTTTAATTCATCAATCTCTTTAACATAAGCCTTGTTGTTTTGTGGCTTATGTCTTAGATTTTTAATTAAGTTTAAAAGATATTCCTCACATTCCTCCTTGCTATTAAGTTTAGAAGCATTAAAAGTTATTCCAGCTTCCTTGTTAGCTCTTGTTATAAAAGTTCTGTAATAATCTCTCATTGTCATTTTTTTAGTTACCATTTGGTCCTCCTGTTATTATTTTTATTCCAAAAATTATTAATGTAATTACTGCCCAAAAAAATATATTGTAAGACAATTTTATTTCTTCAATTTGTCTTTTTAGTTCCTCATTTTCTTCTTTTAAATTATTAGATTTATGAGCATAGTTCATATAAAAAATTATATCTTTTTCTAATTTTTTTATTTTTCTTTTAAATCTCTTATTTTTGCTCATTATTCACTCCCTAGACTTCAAAAAATGTTTGGTTTTTCTTATAGTACTCATATTTCATTACTCCAAGTTGGCCCTGTCTGTTCTTCAATATTTGTACTTTCATAAGTTCTTTATATTCAGTTGGTGTTGGCTCTGTTGTTAGCCCTAAGATAGTTGAGGCATCTTGTTCTATTTGCCCACTTTCTCTGAAATCTGCAAGGTATATATCTTTGTCAGCTCTTTTTTCAATCTCTCTTGATAATTGAGAAAGCGCAATAACTGCTATATCATAATCTTTAGCTATTTGTTTTAGCCTTATAGATACATCAGTTATTTGCTCATATCTACTTGATTTGCTAGATTTTACTAACTGCAAATAATCCACAACTATATAATCAAGTCCGTTTATTTCTTTTTCATTCTTGATGTACTCCTCTAATTCATCAATTTTAAAGTTTCCATCATAAAGAATTAAATTACTTTTTCTTAGCAACTTCTTGAATAAAACATTAACTAACTCTTTTTCATCTGTTGTTAGTTCCTTAAATTTTTCTTTGTTTGTTAGTTTATCAAGTTCTATCCTAGTTTGATTACTGATAATTCTTTGTGCTATTTGTTTTAGTGGCATTTCTAAACTAAAAAACAAACCTCTTGAAAATTGTGCCATCATAAGTGCTATATAAAGAGCGAATGCAGATTTCCCTACTCCTGGTCTTGCTCCTATAATGTGTAAATCTCTTTTAGTAAATTTTAGGTATTTATCAAGTCTAAATTTACCAGTCTTAACTGTCTCATTTTCTTCTAAACTTTCATAAAATAGACTTTCAAGGTCTTTTATATCTGCAACTTTAACACTCTTGTCATTTTCTTTTACAACTTCCGAATGCAATTCATTGATTTTCTCTTTTATCAACTCATTAGGAGTATTAGCAAGTTCTATAATGCAGTATTTGTAGTATCTGTTTTCAAGTACCTTAATATACTTGTTTATGTTTTCTTCTAATACTACAACTGGTAATTCAAAAGCCTCAGCTAAAAAACTTTTATACTCTTTTTCTTCCAGTAAACTATCAACTGATAGATTTTTCATTTCATAAGTCTTATATTTTTTTATAAAACTTTGAACTAAGCTAGAGAAATATTTAGTTGGAATATTTTTTATTTTGTTTTTACAAGCTACATCATTTGCAAGATATAGCATTGATATTAAAGCCTTTTCTTCATAGCATATAGTGTCAATTTTCATTTACACCAGCTCCTTATATGCTTCTTTTGGCTTAGTATAGTGACAGGTCTTTTCTTCCTGCTGGACTTCTTTTAACTCCCAATCATCTTTTAAAGCCTTGAATAAATAGCCATCTGATTTATTATTTCTGTTACAAAAATCTATGACAAACTTAATACGCTCAATAGGTTTATTGAGTTTTATAATGTCATATGGCTTGATTTTCCTTAATCCTAAGAGCATTTTTATTTCTTGTTGTAATGCTCCGTTAGAATTAATAACAACTTTTTCTTGTTCCTGGTCCTTTATTATATTTTCTAAATTATTTATATTATTATTGTTATTATTTATTATTTCTTCTTTATTATTTATTGCCCCCGTATCGTTAAACGAAGCGTCTGACGACTCGTAAGATGCATTGAAATTATTCTCTTTTTTATTTTCTGATAATAAAGAAGCTATAAAAGTTTTTAAACTGTTTTCAGGACAATTCTCAAACATTAAAAATAAAAACTCTTTATTCTTAACTTGTGAAATTTCTTTTTTTATTAAATCTTGTACTGGTTTCCCTCCAATATTTAAATTATTTTCTGCCCATTTTAATAAAATAATTTCCCTTGTTTCTGTGTCATATTTTATTAATTTATGAAATGTTTCAAATCTTTGTAATAATGCTTGTACACTTTCTAAAGAATATCCTAAATCAAAAGCCATTTGTTTTTTAGTTATAGGATATATTCCTATTTGTGTTGTAAATTCATTTGTCATTAAATATAAATAAAAATATTTGTCCTCAGCAGTCATTTCTTCTTGTATATATGTATTACTCCAAAAATTAGTTTGTATTTGTCTAAATTTAGCCATTTTTTATATCCTCCTAGTTATCACAAATCACTTTTATAAAATCACTTTCTTCATCAAATTCATAATCAATATTAATAGTAGAACAATCATCTTCATTAGATTCAGTATTTAAAATAGGCTTAAATGTTGTAATATAATATATTTCCAAAATATTTGCATCCGACATTGTTTTAGTTAGCTTATATTTAAAGTAATATCCTTTTCTTTCCTTTAAACTTGAAACCACTCTTGAGCCTAGATTTCTACTTTTTCCTATATAAATTAATTTTTTATTTTTATCATAAATAAAATATAATCCTTGTGCATAATACAGATATTCCATTGATTTAACAAATTCATTAGATAAAGTATATTTTTCATTTTCTAAATAGTATTCAATGCTAAACTTTAAATCATTTTTAAATATTTCTTTTTCTCTTGCAAAATTTCTAAATTCCTTATTATCAACTTCTTTTGCAATCAAACAAACATTTTTTAAAAAGTCTTTTTCAGTTTCTGAATTGAATTTTAAGTGATAAGTGAAATTCTTAAGAATATGCTTACACATTTCATCGCCTTTTATAGCTTTATCACATATTTTTTTTAAATCTTCTTTTTCTTCATTTGAAAAATTCCCATTTTTATTTAAAAAATTTTCAAAATGACTAATACTTTTAAAGTAAAATTCTTTACTCATTTTTACCTCCTGTGTATTTGGAGAGCCTGTCTTAACTCTCTTTTTATTAATTCAATTAGTAAGGACTACCCAGAGCTTGACAGGCTATGAATAGCCCCCACTAATTCAATTAATAAATTTATCCTAAAAAAAATCTTAATAACTTCATTGATATATAAAGAAAAAATTAATATTTATCCAGAAAAACCTAAATAAAATCTTGAAAGTTTTACATCTAACACCTTCCCCAGCTACCTAGAATTATCCACAGATTAGGTCTTGCCCTCTCTGTGTTAGGGAAAGGTGCCAGATGATTAGTTTTTCCAATCATAAAACTAATGAAAGTTATAGTTGCAACTTATAGACTTGCAACAGTCTATTTGTAAGTGATAAAACATAAGATTCTAAGCCAAAGCCTACCCACATTCGTGGACTTAGTTTTATCCAGTAGCTACACCTTACACAGATAGCCATAAGGAAAGAAATTTTATTTTTACTTTCTGGGGGGAGTAAAAACTTATGGCTATGTGTCTAAGGACTAGCCTTAGATTTGTATTATTAACTCCTTTGATTTATAATATATTTGTGAGATATTTTATAAACTAAGGAGTGATTTTATGGAACATTTTTTAACTTTAATTTCTCAATCTTTTATTACTCTAATAGCTTTCTTTTTAGGTAAATGGCAAGATAGATATAAATATAAGATTGAAGCATATAAAGAAAGATACTTACATCTATATTGCCCATTTATAACAATTTATGTTTCTTACATAAGAATAAACGAAAAACCTAAACCTAATAACTTAGAATTTAGAAATAAAATTCTTGAACTAATTAAAAATAATATTCTTTATCTTGATACAAATTCATTAGCATATTTTCAATTTTTCTTTACTATGATTAGGTTCAAAGAATACGATAGTAACAAAATCTTTTTAAACTTAATCAAGAGTATGTTGCAAGAATGTAAACACATAGAAAAGAATTTAAAATACCCAATGAAAGCACAGTTATTGTTAAGTCGTCAAAATCTCTTAGATGAATAGATTTATAGAAAACATATATTGTTGCTACTATTGAAAATAGCAAATAAAATAAAACTTCTGTTTTCATTATTCTCCTTTCTTTTGCTATACGATTTAACCGGAATTATATATCAAAAAAAATTAAAGTTGTTCCTAATGCTTCTTGTAATTTTAAAAGGCTGCTAATTCTAGGAAATTTGCCGTCTTTTAATCTTAACATAATTTCAGAAACAGATTGTTTTCTGTGCCCCATCTTTTCAGCTATTTTATGTCTGTTTGTATTGTTTTCTCTCATAAATAACTCTATTTTTAAATAAAGCTTTTGAGCAATTTCTTTTTCTTTTTTGGCATCCATTGTATCACCTCATTTTTATTTTAAACGATTTAATCGGAAAAGTCAAATTAAAAATTTAAGAGAGTTTCAAGCCCTCTTAAATTCTAACAATTATAAGTATTTTTTATATGATAATTTTTTAAAAAATGTATAAATTAGCTGAAGAACAAAGAAAGATACTAAATTGTAAATATAAAACCCTAAAATTCTATAATAATAACTTTTCTTTAAGAAATAACTGTTAATGTAGTATATTTCAAGAAAATTTGCAAAAATTAGAAAAATATAGCTAACCGCTACAAAAGCTAAAAAATATTTTATTGTATATTTTTCATCGTTTAACCAAGCAAAAAATAGTATAGGTAACAATATTACAACTGTTTTATAGTAATTTTTTAATAAATAAAAGTTTTTATTAATTAAAAATAAATAATGAACAGTAGCAAAAATAAAACCTACTTTAAAGATAAAATTTTTCTTTAAAAAAATAGTATATAAACAACTATTAAAACATCTCTTTTGAATCCACCATATAAAGTATAATAAAAAAAATGCTAAAATTTCTAATAAAGAATATAATAAAATTTCTGGTATTTCCTTAAAAAACGATATTAAGCCCCCATAGAATAAACATATTAATAATGAAATTCCTAAATTAACTGCTATTACAGAAAAAGAAATTATGGCAATTTCTTCAATGTTTTCTTTTTTGCTTTTCTTTAAGAAGTTTGTAATTTTAAAATTTTTAAACAAGTCCATCTACCCTCTTTTTATTAAATTTTTCTTAATCTTTTTATTTCTTCAAACATCCAAATATTTGTCTCTGTTTCTCTATGTTCAATTTCAGTTTCTTCGCCATCTGGGAAAATTAAATAACTTGCAAATAAATTAGCTTCATCTTCTAGCTTACTTCTTCTTAATAAACTGGTATTATCTATTAGAAATTGATAATTGCTTGAAGAATGTAAAATAGCATGTCCTAATTCGTGAGCACAAACTAATAACTTATCAAATTCACTTAATTTTGAATTTATAAATATAAATTTTCTTTTTAAAACTTTTTTAAATAAACCCCTAACCTCTCCTAAATCTTCTATTATTATTTCTATATTTAGTTTTTTGGCTAACTTAAATGGATTTTTAGTTCCATATTTTACAATCAAATTTAAAACTTTTAATTTTATATCCATTTAATCAACCTACCTATTTTTTTCTTTTGTTTTTTTCTTTAGCAATAAAAAATGCAGATTGAATAGCCATCAGAACTTTTTCTTTATCTTCTTCCGATATAGTTTCGTCATTAAACATCAATGCTGACTGCTCTACAATATCATTAAACTGTCTTTTTCCTCTACTATCCAACTGTTTGTACAATGGATTTTGAAGTATCTTTACACCTATATCCTTTGGGACAAAGCTTGAAAAAAGTTCTCCTCTTTCTTCATCTGTTAATTTTAAAGCTTTTGATAATTTTTCTAATGTCTTTATTGTAGATTTACTTTTACCAGTTTCAATATCTCCAACAGTTCCCTTTCCTACTCCTGCAAGTTCTGCAAGTTGTATTATTGTTAAATTTCTACTTTCTCTTAACTTTTTTAAAACTATTGCAGTTGTATTCATAAAAACCTCCTATTAATTAAAGTATTTTTTATATTATAAAACATTTCCGATTAAAATAAAAATTTTTTCTTGACATATCCGATTATTTAGGATATAATAAACACAAGATAAGAAATTACATAGATTTCAAATTTTTTTAAATAAATTATCCGATATAATCGGAATAAGGGGGATAAAATGAAAAACTTCACACTAGAATTTGCAGACCATCAATGGATTATGTACACAGAAGCAGATAACTTATATGGAAATCAAATAGATAACTATTTCAAGTTACAAGACCTAGCATATTTAGAAGATGAATACACTTCTATAAATGCTTACTGGGACAATTCAGAAGAACAAGGTTATATTGATATAGAAATAACAGCAGTCCACAGTGATAATACTTATCCTTTCAAAACTAAATACTATGATTTTTCTAAGTTCTTGAAAGATTTAAAAGGCTTAGAAAATGAAATAGAAATAGATAAGTTAAATGTAAATGATTGGGAATATGAAAAAGAAGATCCATACGGAAGCAGAGGATTAAGCATAAGAGATTTTATATAGGGAGTGTAAAAGCTCCCTCTAAGGAGGAGAAATGGAAGATTTATTTTTTAAAGATAAAGTGAGTGCAAAAATATTTTATTTAACACAATTAACTGGAGAAACACAAATGAAATTTTTAGGAATTACTATGGCCCATTATACTAATAAAAAATTAGCTGAAAAATGGAGAGATGAACAACTAAAAGTCTTAAAAAATTGTGAACATGGTTTTAAGGACTTGGCTATTGAAAAATTAGAAAAAATTTATAAAGGTATGGGAGGGAAATAAAATAATGAAAAAAGGAATGAAAGAAAAAGTATTAAAAATAATGGAGTTAGGATTAGAAGTAAATGAAAAAATAAATAAAAGCTTTTTTATGAGTTATTTCGGACATGCTAATGGTATTAGTGTAGAAATTTATCGTACTGGTTGGTCTGAAAATAAAAAAGCAGATTATACCGAACAAATTTTTCTTGATTTAGAAAGTGCAAATAAAAAAATAATTAAAACTATAGAAATATTAGAAGAATTAAAAGGAGAATAAAAAATGATGCACTGGAAAACATTTATAAAACATTGGAGAGATAAAGAATTACAAGGACTAACAATAGTTGAAGCAGTTAAAAAGATTTTAGAAATGGAGGGAGAAGATGTTAAAAGCTAGATTTATAGATAAGATATTAGAGGCTCTGAGAGATGAAGCGAGAAAGATAAAAATATTCGGAAATACATTTCTTACATATTTTTATGAAATTGAAAACAAAGATAAATATATGCAAGAAAAAAGATTAATTGAGGAAAGAGAGATACTTGATGTTCTTATACAATTAAAATTTAATAAAGTTCTCAATAAATATAAGCTTGATGAAATTGTAATTGATTATGAATTAAACAATATTAAAATAAAATATAAAACTGGAGAAGCTATAACTAAAAATCTTGGTATGTATGGAATAAAATCAATATGGACAATTGTAATTGAAATATTGGAGGCTGAAAATGAAATTTAATAAATTTAAAAAGGCAAGTTTCTGGCAAATAGTTAAATTTAAAATTATTTGGATAGTTAAAGTTATTTGGAAATGTGTTAATTATCCGTTTGATTTATTCGATAGATACATATAGGAGGAAAAGATGAATATATATGAAAAATTATTAAAGGCACAAGTAGAATTAAAAGCACCTAAGGGGCAATATAACAGTTTTGGAAAATATAAATATAGAAGTTGTGAGGACATACTGGAAGCATTAAAACCAGTGTTAAATAAGTTTAAATTAACATTATTTATTAAAGATGATGTTGTAGAAGTAAATACAAGAAACTATGTGAAAGCTACAATAATTCTTGTAAATATAGAAAAGCCTGATGAAATAATTGAAATATCAGCACTTGCAAGAGAAGAAGAAACAAAAAAAGGAATGGACGGCTCACAAATTACAGGAGCAAGTTCATCGTATGCTAGGAAATATGCCTTGAATGGTATGTTTATGATAGATGATACTAAGGATAGTGACAGCACTAACACACATGGAAAAGATAAAACTGAGCAAGAAAAAGTACAAGAGTTTTTAAATAGTCGTGATGGAATGATTGAAAAACTAAAAGAAAATCTTTCAAGCGATAAATTAAAAAGAACATTAGAAGCTTTCAAGGTTGAAGAATTATGGCAAATGACAGATGAACAATTAAAAGAAGCTTGTGAAAAAATATTTAAGAAATAGGAGCAAATAAAAATGAATGAAGAAGAAAAAAATTTAAAAGATGAAATTATAAATGAAATGGTTAAAACAGTTGAAGGTTTTGTAAAAAGGACAATAGAAGAAATTACATTTGATGAATATTTAAAAATAGCTGAGGATTATGTCAATAACAAACCTTATAATCTTGAAAATAATTTAACTATGATAGGGTTTGCTGTTGAAACAAACAGAATCTGTAACTCAGTAAAAGATGAAAAATTAAGAATAGAAATGGAAGAAAAAGGTCAAGCTGTATGGGATAAATGGTATAACAAAATACATACAACAATAGATGACCTTGATGAAGTAAAGAGAGTAAAAAAAGAAATAGAAGAAAAAAGTAAAAATTAAGGAGTAGTTAAATGGAGAAATTGGGATATAGCAGGGAAACTCAAAAACTAATATATGCAATTATGAATGATATTTCTAATTTCTTCACAGGACAAGATGCAGGGAGAGTAGCATATAACATAGATTTAGAACAAACTAAAAAACAACTGAAAGAAAGATTTTTAGAAGTCTATGATATGCAACCTTTAAAATCTCCCCTTGCATTCTTTTCTAAGTATCTTGAGAAGAACAAGGATAAAACTGTTGGAGAAATAGAAAAGGAGTTAAAAGAAACATTTATAAAAGCATTACAAAGTACCTTAATAGAAAATAAAACTTTTAGCTTGGCTTTGAATACACTAACGCAGAATCAAGCTAATGATTTTGTTAAATGGTTGCTAGAAACTTGTATATATTATGATGTTCCGTTAAAAAAAGATGTTGAAAACTTAGCAGATCAATATGATAAAGCTTATCATTATGTATGTCTTAAAAATAGATTTTGTTGTATCTGTGGAGATTATGGATATGTTCATCATTATGATAATATATCAAGAATTGGTGGCTATAAGAATGATGACGGGAGAGAATTGAGAGTAATGTGCTTGTGTGGAAAACATCATATAGAAGTACACACTATTGGTACTCCTGATTTTAGTAGTAAGTATCATGTTGTTGGAATTTATTTAGATGACAGACAAATAAAAGAATTGAAGAAAGTGTATAAAGGACACTTTCAAGCATTTAAGGAGGAGAAATGAAAGTAAAAATAATTTTAGAATTTAATCCAAGTGATTTAGAAGATAGTATAAATAAATTTTTAAAAAGCCAAAAAATAAAACTTGTTGATATTAAATTTGGTGGAATTCAAGATTGTGCAGTTTTAATAATTTATGAAGAACTTTAAAAAACAGATTATATGACTATTTCTATTTTAGAAACAGTCGTAAAATATAGAGGTTGAACATATTGCCGATGTCGGGAAGATGTTCAAATATGAGGAATAGGCTATGGCAATAAAAAATAAAGAAAAAATGGATATATTTTATAAAAAAGCATTAAAGAAAATATTAAACTTTAAGGCTAGTGAATTGAGTACAGAAGAATTTAGCAAACTAAAACTGTACTCAGAGAAATTAGAAGTTTATAGATTTGTGAGGAGGATAAAATGAAAGAAATAATAATAAAATTAGATTTAATGGATATTTTTAGTGAAGTTGAAGAATTTGGAGAAGATAATGTTGAAGTAGAAAGTGTTGGAAAAACTTTAAAAGAAAAAATAAAAACAGAAGCTATGGCTAAACTTTCAGAGTATGTCTTAAAATCTTATAAAGAACAATTAAAAAATGAATTAGAGCCAACTTATAATGAAATTTTAGAAAACACAAAAAATGAATTAAAAGAAATTTCAAAAGATTTTATAAATAAAAAGGTTGTTGTTACAGACAGATGGGGTGATATTGTTGAAAGTAATATTTCAATAAAAGATTTGATAATTCAAAGATTAGATAAAATTTTTGATATAAAAAATAAAGATAGTGAATTTATGAAAGAAATAGATAAAATTTACGAATATGAATTAAAGAAAAAAATTGAAAATGTAATATATGAAATTAAAAAAGAATTAACAAAAAAAATAGAAACTGAAACTGCTGAAAAAGTAAGAAAAGCATTATTTAAATAGGAGGAAGTAATGGAAAAAGAAAATGTATTAGAGATAGAAATAATTAAGATTAATGACGATTGGAGTGCTATAACAGTTAAAAAAATTAAAAAAGATTTTGAAAATAATGATTTTTTTGAATGGCTTACAATTGGAGGTAATTATTTATATGATGGAAAAATTTTTGTAAATCGTTGTTATCCAAGTATCCCATTTTTAATAAGAAATGAAATTATTGAACATCTTGAAGAAATAGTAAATAAAATAAACAAAAGATATGGAATACCTAAGAGATGGAGAGCAGCACCTCATGAAAAATTCTTTTGTATTTATGCAAATGGTGAAGTATCAACTACTCAAGATGATTATGGAAGTTATAAAGAGTCTTTTTATGAATTAGGAAATTATTTCAAAACAGAAGAAGAAGCACAAAAAATTATAGACAGCAAAGAATGGCAAGAGTTTTGGGAAAGAGTGAGAAACGGAGAGATTGGAGGAGATGAATAATGGCACAAGAAATAATCAAAATAGTAGGAGTAGAAGTACAAATGCCATATCATGATGAAACATATATAGTTGGTGAGAAACCTGATGGTCATATATCTGGGATAGTAAGAAATGCAGGTATTGTTAAAGAGATAAGATTGGCAGAGGACGATGATTCAATTCAAGAAAAAGATGTCATTTACATAAAAATGGAAAAAAACGGAATAATATTGGAATTATCATCAAGTCAACCAGGTTTAAGAATAATTTGGAGTGATGAAAATGTGGAAGTGTAAACATTGTGGATGTACAGATTTTATTGAAAATATATGTGGAGGTAATCAACATTCAAAGTTTGATAAAAATGGGAATTGTATAGAAATATTTGACCAGGATATAGAATATCAAGATGTAGAATGTGCTAATTGTGGAAATACTGGGGAAGTAATTCAAAATATAGCTGATTGGGAGGAAGAAGATGTGGAAGTGTAAAAAGTGTGGTGGAACAAAATTTAAAGAAGAAATAAATGGAGAAGTAGAAACGAGTTATTTAAAAGATAAGATGTGCATTTACTATATAAAAACTTTAAAAGTAAAAAGACCTAAGCTCTCTATAACTTGTATTAATTGTGGAAATAAATGTAAAACTGATGAAGAAATTAATAAAATAGCAACTTGGGAGGAAGAAGATGAGAGAGATTAAATTTAAAGCTTGGGATAAATTAAATAAAGAAATGTTTAATGTTGAAATCATGGATTTTCAAGAAAGAAAAGTTTATAAAGATACTGTTTCATATCGTAAATTTAATGATATTGAACTTATGCAATACACAGAATTAAAGGATAAAAATGAAAAAGAAATTTATGAGGGAGATGTGGTAAAACTAGTCCATACAGGAATTGAAATATCAGCTGATAGATTAGAAGATTTAAAAAGATTTGTAGGAATCATTAAATATGAAAATGGAATATTTAAAATAGTTAAGACAGAAAAAAGCTTGATAGAAAGTAAATATTTTGAGATGGAACAGAAAAAAGTTTCTGAAATTTTTATCTATTCAAAATTATATGATTTAGAAGTCGTAGGAAATATTTATGAAAACCCAGAATTATTAAAAGAAAATAACAACTAAAAATTTATGGCCAGTATTGGTATTAAAAGAAAAATAAGGAAGTGAAGTAATGACAGGACAAGATTTTTTAGCTTTATCAAATACTGTCGAAGAAATAAAAAGTTGGATAGAACCATACAGTATTGAATTAGAAATAAATGAAGATGTAGAAATACAGCCTTCTAGTGAAGAAGAAAGTTATTTAAAAATTGAAATAGATGGCTATAAATTAGAATTAATGGTAAAAGATAGTTATGTTTATATAAATCATTCAGATACTTCTTGTTTTGAACTTTTATCAGAAGCAGAATTTTGGAAGCAAATGTATTTTGCTAGTAATAGCTAGGAGGCTGAGGGAATGAAAAAAGAAAAAACTATAAAAGATAGAATTAAAACTCTAAAAAATCAAAATTTATTTTTAGAGAAGCAGCACAAAGAAGAAACTAGCAATATTATAAGATGTCAATTGAATGCTAAGATTAGAAGTAATAACAAGACTATAAGCAATTTGGAATGGGTGTTAGAATAAGGGAGAATTAGATCTCCCTTTTAAATAAAAGTGAAAGGTGGTAGAATGAACATAACCAAAGACAAAAAATTTTTAAATAAAGATGATGTAATGCAAATTTTAGATGTTGGTAGAAATAAAGCCTATGAAGTCATTAGAATCTTAAACAAAGAATTAAATGATATTGGAAAACTAACTAAAAAAGGTTTAGTTCCTAAGGAATATTTTTTTGAAAGATATAATATATAGGAGGAAATTATGCCAGCATATAAAGATGGAAAAACTTGGAGGGCAACTTTTTATTGTAAAATCAATGGAGAAAATAAAAAAATTAATAGAAGGGGGTTTGAAACTAAAAAAATAGCTCAAGAATTTGAGAGAGAATTTTTACTTAAAAATGATGGCTCTATTGATATGATGTTTACAACTCTTTTAAGTGGATATTATGAAAATATTGAAAACAGGTTGAAGTATAATACAATAATAAGTAAAAAAGGTAAAATAAAAAAATGGATACTTCCTTTCCTTGTAAAAAAGAAACTATCCGAAATAACAGCTTTAAACATAAAAGAAATTCAAAATAATCTGTTGAAATCTGATTTAAAAACTGCTAGTAAAAATGTTGTGAATTCTTATTTAAAAGATATATTTGATTATTGTTTAAAGTATTATAACATAAAATTTGATTTTGTTATAGATGGAACAATAGCCAAAATGGATTATATAACAGAAAGAACAATTATAACAGAGGAACAGTTAAACATATTGTTAGAGAGAGAAGAAAAAGAATTGTATAGACTTGTAATGATAATACTTTTCTGGACTGGTATTAGGTCAGGCGAACTTTTAGCATTAAAGTTTGAAGATTTTGACTTAATAAATAAAACTCTAACAATTAATAAAAGTAGTTATAGGGATAAAAAAGGAGTTTATATAACTTCTCCTAAGTCATTAAAAAGTAATAGGACCATTTTAATTAATACTAAGGTTGTTGAAGCTGTTGAAAGGTTGAAAGAAATTACTTATAATAATAAAGATGAGGATTTTATTTTTAATCTTTATAAGACTTCTTTATATTTACATCTAAGAAGATTAGGAGAGAAGTGTGAAATACAAGGTTTAGGTTGCCATTCATTTAGACATTCTTACGCTACTTATTTAATAGGAAAGAATGTTAATCCTTTAATTGTAGCAAAACAATTAGGTCATTCAAGTGTATCTATGACATTGAATACTTATTCACATGTTCTTAAAAAAATGGAAAATGATTTAGTTGCAGCTATTGAGTAGTGGTTCTAAAATGGTTCTAAAAATTTTAAAAGACAATGGTTTTAAGTAATTTTATAAGTACCAGTTAAAACAAAAAGGTATGAATTGTAATAAAAAGGTAATTAAAAAAATTTGACAATAAATAATATAAATAATATAATTATCGTATGAAAAGAACAAAAATTAAATTTTTTAAATTAAGGGAGGCAATATGAAAAAGAAATTGTTGGTACTTTTGGCAATGGTTTTTAGTGTGCTATTTCTTGTAGCATGTGGAGGAGATTCAGATAAAAAAGAAGGTGCTGGTACAGGAAAGGATACTTTAGTTATAGCACAAGGAGCAGATGCTAAATCATTAGATCCTCATGCATCAAATGATAACCCATCTTCAAGAATCAGAATCCAAATATATGACAGATTAATGGATCTTGATGATAATGGAGTTCCACAACCTATGTTAGCAGAATCTTGGGAAAGACCTGATGATAAAACTATCATTTTCCATTTAAGAAAAGGTGTTAAATTCCATAATGGTGATGAAATGAAAGCATCAGATGTTAAGTTCTCATTAGAAAGAGCTTTAGCATCACCAGAAGTTTCTCATATTTTAGCTGGAATAAATGGAGTAGAAGTTTTAGATGATTATACAGTAAAAGTAACTACTGAAAAA